AAAGTCAAATAGACCTCTTAGTGTAACAAGTTCTGATAATAATGAATCAGCAACTCGCTTAACACCTGATCTGGTTATACCATCATTTGGTTCAAACAAGAAAGGCTTAACTGCGATATCTAATTGATATCTAATGTAGTTTACAAGCCTTGCTACGTTAATTCTATCCAATGCACTTGCAGTTGGGTTTAGAGTTTTTTGTCCAAATACAACTAAGCCTCTTCCTGGGAAGTTAGCAATTGGATTAACTTTATTTGCATAAAGTGTATCTCTTTGTCCATTGTTAAGTGAAACTGGAACAAACTCACCTGCTGTTCCGTCTACATAACCGACACTAGTTGCGTTTTGTACGATACCTCTTTGATACCCTGCTGGTGCAAACCATTGATATGCCACATTGTCATTGAATGCAAATGTTCTTAATGCAATATGAGAAGCCGGTACAGCAACACTACTTCCGTCTAAGTTTGTTGTTAAACCTGATGGATAGTGTACTGAAACGTATGGATTACTTGCAATAAGTCCATCTTCACCGTTTTCACTTGCGTTATTGGCATTGGTTGACCAGTTTTTAATGCTGGTTGCATCTGATTTTAATCTCATTGGACTATCACCAACAATAAATGCGACTTCTTTCTTATCTGTGTTAAGAGTAATCATCTCATCTATTAGTTCTGGATATCCTGGAGCGGCAATCAAGTTATAGAAATTAACTTCACTTCTTATTTCGCTATTGTTTGCTATTGCGGCCTGCAATGATTGTACAATAACTTTTCTCTGTGCCTTTCTACCCATATATGGTGAACCGTCTGCTTTGTTGCCTGATTCACTTACCCATACGTTAGATAGTGTTCCGCCACTGTAAGAATATGATGTGTAGTATTTCTTAACGTTTTTACCACTGGCTCTAAAGTTCCATGCTAAAATACCAAACGGTACTGTTGCTGGATCTTTTGCATCTGCGTCTACCACTGATGCGCCATATGATGCTAAATCTAAGAACAGGACGCCGTCTGCTGATACTTGATCTGAATTATCAACTAGTATCCATGCACTTGATTTTCTTTTGTAAATTAATGGATAATCTTCTAAATTATCTGAATCAACCCAAAGGTCGCCGTCGTTTAAAGAACCGCCATCGCTTTGTGTTGTAGGCTCACTCGCCGCTACGTTTACATCGTAGTCTGCTGAGTATTTTGTCCATGTTGCAGTTCCGCTAACATTTTTGTTGTACCAAATGTCAACTGCTGAACTACTGTCATACCAAAGTTTACCTGTTGTTAAGTCACCTACTGGAGCACTTGTACCAAATTCGTAGTTTTTACTACCAATTGATGCTACTGTTCCTGATACGTCTGCAACTTCAAAGTTACTGTAGTTACCAACAGCAATGTTTAAACTTGATGCAACATTAAATACTGAACTGCCCACAGCACCATTAAATACATCAATGTCTTTACCATCACTAGAAATGATTGTAATTTTTCCATCAACATTAGATGCTGTAACTGTTGTTGCAGAAGCAGATGCTAATGCGTCATTAATGTCTTGAACCATGTCGTCGACACTTACGTTACCGTCACCACTTGTATCAGTTGCAAATTTTACATCGATATTTGATGTGCTGTTATTAACTTTAAGTCTGATTCCATAATCAGAACCACCAGTCATCTTAGTTATTGCTGTGTCGCTAATTGCGGCAGAACTCTGTATTTGTAAACTGCTTTGACCATTATGTCTTCTTAATGCAAATCTACCGTGTACGGATGTATCAAGTTTGTTACCTGAGTCGTATTCTACAAAGAATGTACCTGTACTAGGTGTAGCACCAATACTTGTACTTGCATAAGCACTTGCAGAGTTTAAATATCCTTCTGCTGATGTGCTGACCCATGATGCTGTAGATGAATTATAAACTTTAAGTCCATATTTTAGTCCACTTGCGGCTGATGTTGTCTGAACAATTATATCGCCACTTGCAAGATTACCGCCATCTTTTTGTGTTGTTGGTCTGTTCAAGTGAGTCACAAACTGGCAATCTTTACCAGTATTTGATTCAAATGTAGATGCATCTGTGAACTCATGCCATACAGATGATGCTTTGTAGTAATAAACTATTTCTGCTTTTGCTTTACCGTTTTGATCTATACCTAAGATCCCGATATCGCCATTTTTACCTACTGATGGTTTTGGTACGCCACCATTTGTAATTTCTTCTTTCGTAAATACTTTTACGTCTGTTTTTTCTTCATACTTGTCTGAAGATGTGTTATATTCAAAGATACCCCACTTAGTAGCACTTGAGTCTACCCATATAGTTGCATCTGCCGGATCAGCCGACGGTGCATTTGACAATGGTTTTAATTCATCTAAGTCAACGTTTGCTCTAAGAACGTATGCTCTTGAAGCCAACCCTAAGAAACTGTGTGCGGCTAATAAACCGTACTCATTTAATTCGTAACCATGTTGTGGAGTTCCTCCTGTGCTGTAGAATTGTGGATTTCCGTATTGCTGTAACAATTCTCTTTGACTAGTAATTAAGTAAAGTTCGTTATCTGTATCTGCTTTGGAATAAGGTGCTAGACCTGATCCATCGGGATTAGATTTGTTCTTTGCTGTTGCAATTACAATCAAAGGTACTGTTCCAGGACCGCCAGGCGAATAAAACGATTCGTCTGATACTGAAATATCTACACCAGGTGATACTAATGTTGCCATATTTTTCTCCTATAATACCTTATTTGGTTACATGTATTTATTAAAAAATGCAATAATTGTGGTATTATAAAAATGGCAAATCAGCAAAATTACCGAAAAGAGATAAATAAGATCTCAAATAATTTCTATATTATTTTCTGTAAATATTTCAGGTTTTTGGGGAAGTTGATCGATAATGTTATCAACTTGTTCGAATAGTTCTTCTTTGGTGCTGGTATTTTTTACTGTATAGTCGATGTGGCAACCGATCCAATCCCATTCACTGGCGTGAATTTGTTTGAAATCTCTATTCATTATGTGTCTTGCTACAGCATCGCCTTCATTGGCCTTTAGTGCAATATCATACCATTCAGGTTTTTCGTCTCTTTCTACTAAGATTACAGTACCATTCATTGCTCTAATTATGTTTACTTCGTTTTGAAAACGACAATCGCTAATAACAACACACTCGTTTTGATGATGCAGTTTTTTAACTCTGTATTCTAAACTGCTAATCCATATATTTTCATGAAAATGATTACGCATTACATCTGTGCCTATTAACTGTAATGCTAATCTAGGTGTAAAGTTAGGTATACTTAATTTTTTGCTCCAGAACATATCAACAGTTTCTCTAAACTGTCTACTTTCGTCTGTTTCGCCTTCTAATAAATCTCTTTCCCAGCCAAATACGTTTGCACATAAGTCTTTTAGTGGGCCTGCGAATGATGTTGGAATGCAACCTTTAGTTGCCAAATATTGTGCTACGGTGTTTTTACCTGATCCTATATTACCTAATAATCCTATTGTGTTCATTTATCCTATAACAAAGCCGTAATTTTTATTTCCTTCTTCCATATTAATTATTGACTGTAATAATCTTTCCTTCTCAGTCATGGCCTCTTGCTTTAAAGCCTCGCCATTTAACTGAACGGAACCTTGTGGCCCTGGCAAACCTGAAGCATACTTACTTCTTGCTTCACCGAGCATCATTTTTGCTTCTGCTAATGCCCAATCTGCCATCCATGGTCTGGAATACTCGTTTTCTAATAAATTTTGTTCTGGTACTAAATTAGAAATCTGTATCATAATGTCTTCTGTTATAGATATCCTACGCAATAGTTTTAACACTTTGGTATTAGTGTTGAATGTAAAGTCGTAATCACCACCAAATATTCTGTTAAGTGTTTCCTTATATTGAGTAAATGCATCATAGTTGGCTAGACCGCCAACAACACCTGCATTAATTAGATATGTGTTTTGAAATGCAACGTCAAACGGATCAAAGTTTGTACCTGTACCTATGTTACCACCACCAACACCTCTTCGATATACTCTTCTGATATTTAATACTTCACCTGGAAGTGTGTATTCTTGTACATCTGGTTGTGTTTGCAAAAAAGCATAACTTTCTTCTACAGCAGAATCGCTTCTACTTCTAAGTGTTTGAATTGCTCTGTCTATTGCTAGATTATAGTGTTCTGGGTCTAATTCCACGTCGATCATTCCGTCACCTAAACGTAACTTGATCTCTGTAATTAGTTTATCCCTAGGGGTTTCTGTTGCACTCATGTAAACTATTTATCAAAAAGTTCGTAGTATTATTGTGTGCTCGTTAAATCTACCGTTCATTTTAGTAGGTGTTGTGGTTAGTTCTTCGTATGATTTTTTGCATTTCATCTTACCTGCATCAAATCCTTTAAGCATTTCTGCTGGTTTTCTCAAAGTTTTTTGTGTGCTAGTTTCTTCATCAAAGTCCTGTAATGTAGTACCTTTTATCATAATGCCAGTACCTGGTCTTTGCATGTTTCTAGGATCTACAGTTTTAGCATGATATACACCAATCTTTCTAGTTTTAGTATTGTACACCCAAACTTCATTAGCATAAACTATATCTGTTGGGTGCAAACTTGCTAATCCTAACTCTGGAAAGTTTACAGCATACTTTAATTTCTTCACGATAGCCTCTTTAGACCGTGC